CCTGGAAACGGTAGCGCTGCCCGCTCTTTCTCACTCACCTGCGAAGATGCCGGGCCCACACCATTGCAAGGAGTACGACATGGCGACTCAGAGCGAAGTAGCCGAATGGTGCAAGCTCACCGACCGCCAGATCCGCAACCTGCAGAAGCGGGGCATCATGCACCGTCCGCAAGGCAAAGGGTCGATGGACCTCCAGCGCGCCGTGATGGAGTACATCACCTATCTCAAGGCGGATGGCGGCGGGATAGGGCTTGACGACGAGGAAGAGTTCGACGACCCATCCGACCCGCTCGACCGCAAGCGCAAGGATCTGAACAACCAGATCCTGGAGGAGAAGCTCAAGAAAATGCGCCGCGAGAACGCCCCCCTCTGGGTGCTGGCGGAAGCCTTGAGCAAGGTGGTGGAGTTGGTGCCGGCCAAGCGGGCAGAAACCCTGATGGCCATCAAGCTCGCGAACCCCGATTTACCCGAGGCCAGCGTCAACCTGATCGATGAGAAGCTGGGCGAGTTGCAAGACGCGCTCTGTGCCATCGAACTGAAATTTGACGTCGATGACGACAACGAACTGGATGACGATGATGAATGAGCGTAAGCCAAATTACATATCGCGCCGTCCAGAAGCTGGTTCGGCGCGTCCTTGGCCAGATGCGGGCCAAGAAGCCCATGACGGGCAGCCAGTGGGCTGACGAGTATTTCTACCTCTCCAAGGAGTCGAGCTACACCGCCGGTAAGTGGAAGACCCAGCCCATGCAGGTCGCTCCGCTCAACTCCATGTGCAGCGACGATATCCAAGAGGTTTACATCTTCAAGGGGGCCCGGACCGGCAACACCAAGATGCAGCTGATCACCAAGCTGTACCTGGTCGAGCACAAGGGCCGCAACGTCGGGTTCTACCGGGAAGATGACACCGCCGCCAAGAAGTATTGCGAGGGCGAGCTGGACATGGCCTTGCGCGATTGCGAGGTGATGCACCCCATCTTCCCCGGCATGGGGAAACGCGGCCCCGGCAATAATGCCAAGCTGAAAATCTTCCTGGGGGCGCTGATGCGCATCCAGGGCGGCCAGTCTGCCGGCAGTTATCGCGGCGACTCCCTCGATGCGGTCGAGGCCGACGAGGCCGATGCGTTCGTGCGCAACGTGGCGGGCAAGCTCGACAAGGAAGGCGACCCCTTCATGCTGATGTTCAAGCGCACGAACGGTTCCCCGTTCCCTAAGCGCATCGTCGGCAGCACCCCCACCAAGCACGGCAGCAGCCATATCCAACGCCTCTCCAAGCGGGCCAAGGCGCACCTGCGCCTGCATGTCGCCTGCCCCCATTGCGGGGAGGAGCAGCATCTGGAGTGGACCCACAAGCATGCCAGTTATGGCTTTAAGTGGGAGAACAGCGACCCGGAAACGGTGCGCTACCAGTGCCGCGCCTGTCAGGATTCGTTCACCTATGCCCAGTTCCTCGAGCTGTGCAAGGCGTGTTACTGGCGCGACCCGGATAACGGGATCTGGACCATCAACGGGATCGACTTCTTCGGCCCAGACGACCAACCATTCCGCATTCGTCGGGTCTGTTACCGGATCCCTGGCTTTCTGTCACCGACTGACCCTTGGCGCAATATGGTCGAGCGTTGGTATGACCAAAAAGACGACCCGGTGCAGCGCCAGACCTTCATCAACACCGATCTCGGCGAGGTGTGGGTGGAGCAGACCGGCGAGGAGCTGGATCACCAGCGCCTGCTGGATCGTCGCGAGAAAGCCTGGGCGGCGATACCCGAGCGGGGCGTCTACCTCACCAGCTTTACCGATGTGCAGACCAGTGGCCGTCTCGAGACGACCGTGGTGGCCCACGGCCTGCGGGGGGAGTGCTGGGCACTCGATCACAAGGTTCACCCCGGCGACCCGTCCCAGCCAAAAGTCTGGAACGACCTGGAGGCATACCTGCGCGAGCCCTGGCTCCATGCCAGCGGCCGACAGGTGCCCATCAGCCGGATGGGGATAGATACCGGTGGCCACTACTTCGACGAAGTGATCGCCTTTGCCGGCCGGTTCCCCCCCCATCAAGTGATCCCCTGCAAGGGGTCATCGGTGTATGGCGACCCGGTGGCCAACTACCACCGGACCACCAAGGGCAAGAACGTGGGCACCTGGCTGTGCCACATCGGGACCGACAGCGCCAAGGAAACCTGGTTGTCGCGTTTCAAGCTGGACGAGCCCGCCGGCCCAGCCCCCCTGGTCAACTGGTTGCACCTCCCGCATGCCGACTGGTGCAACGCTCGCTGGGCGCAGCAGGCCACCAACATGGTCAAGGTGCTCGAGAGCAACGGTCGCCGCATGCAGTGGGTGTTCAAGATGCCCAACAAGGCGCTGGGTGATGAGGCGCTGGACTGCCTGGTCGGCAATCTGGCTGTTCTGCGGCTCTCTGAAAACATGTTCGGTCTGGATCTGGCGCGCCTCACTGAGTCGTTTGCCGTGCCTGTCACCCCCATCCCATCAGCGCGGCCACCCGCCAAGAGCAAGAAGGCCGGCCGGGTGGTTGGCGGCCTGTGAGGTAAACCATGGCCTACTCGACAGCAGATCTTGAAGCTATTCGCGAGGCCAAGCGCAAGCTGGCCGTCGGTGACCGGGTGGGGGAGTTTCGCCATAACGGCATTCTGATGCGTTACACCGAGGTCACCATGAGTGACCTGCAACGCTTTGAGGCCGAGATCCTGCGTGAGATGAACCCCCGCCCTCGCCGCATCATTATCACCAGTGACAAGGGGCTCTAAATGCGCACCGGATCCAATCATCGTCAGCCCGGCGTGGTGGGTATCGGTCAGTCGTCGGGCGCTCGCATCCGTGCTCAGTTCGAGGGGGCAGGGACTAGCTACCGTCTCGGTAGCAAGGGGCTCGGCACCAGCCATATCAATGGCGAGGCTGCCCGTTCCCTGACCAACCTGCGCAAGCGCTCCATCCATGCGGTGCGCAACCATGCCTACGCCCGCACGGCCCTGACCCAGTTTGTCGATGCCACCATAGGTACCGGCATCGTCGCCAAGTGGCAGAACGCCGAGCTGCAGGCGCTGTGGGATATCTGGTGTCGCGCCTGCGATGCCGATGGCCTCGACAACTTCGCCGCCCTGCAGAGCCTGATCGGGTGCGAATCGTTCCACTCGGGCGAGGCCCTGGTGCGCCGTCGCTGGCGCTCCCCGGCCGCCATGCCCGGCGTGGTGCCGTTGCGCATTCAGGTGCTCTCTGGCAGCCAGCTCGACGAGCACGACAACGACCCGCTGCAGAACATCGTCTGCGGCATTCAGCACAACAACCAGGGCGAGCGGACGTTCTACCGCTTCAACATCACCCCCAACGGTGGCGGCTTCACCCAGAAAATCCGGGTACCGGCGGCCGATGTGGCCCATCTGTTCGAGCGGATGGAAGCTGGCCAGGTGCGGGGCATCCCTATCCTGTCAGCCATTCTGGTCCGGCTCTACGAGCTGGACGAGATGCAGGACAGCACCCTGCTGCGGGCCAAGGTAGCAGCCCTGTTCGGCGGTTTCGTCAAACGCTCCAAGACGCAACCCGGCATGCCCCAGGAGAGCAACGCCGCCCCCGAACAGGGCAGTATGGGCACCCCGACGGGCACCAGTGAAGACGGCACGGTGATCGAGAAGATCGTGGCCGGCGCCATGCACTACCTCGACGAAGACGAGGACGTGATTTTCCCGGATCTGCCGGACGTGGGTAACAACTATGCGGTGTGGCTCAAGACCGAGCTGCGGGCCGTGGCCAAGGCCATCGGCCTGACCTACGAGCAACTGACCGGTGACCTGGAGGGCGTCAGCTACTCCTCTATCCGGGCCGGCCTGCTGGAGTTCAAGCGCCGGGTGCTGGTGCTGCAGTGGAACCTCTTCATCCCGCGGATCTGCGACAAGGTGGCCATGTGGTTCCTCGAGAGCGCCGTGATGGCGGGCATGGTCACCTTGCCAGGCTTCTGGGACAACCCGCTGGCGTTTCTGCCGGAGTGGACCCCGCCGACCCTGGAGAGTGTGGACCGGCTCAAGGAGTCGATGGCCGACCTGCTGGACAACCGCGCAGGCTTCACCACCCGCGCCAAGGTGCTCGCGGGCCGTGGCGACAATATCGACGATATCGATCGGCAACTGGCGAAAGAGCAGGCCAGCGAGCTGGTGCTCGACTCCAACCCGGCCGTGGTGGACAAGACGGGCGCCTTGCAGGCGGCACTGCAGATGGCCACGGTCCTCCAGCAGGAGGATGAACCGCCTTCCCCAGACAAGGACAAGACGACATGAAAAAAACCATTTTGGCCCAGAAAATCGCGGCCGCCGGCACGGTGCTGGCCGGGCACCCTGTCAGGGTGTACGCGAGCGCCGATGGTGCCCGCGCCGAGATCCTGATCTTCGACGTCATCGGCAAAGACTGGTGGACAGGGGGCGGGGTGACGGCTGCCGCGATATCGGCCGCCCTGACCGAGCTGCGCGGCGCCGATCTGCTGGTGCGCATCAACTCCATGGGCGGCGATGTGGTAGACGGTACCGCGATCTGCAACTCGTTCAAGCTGCATGATGGCGACGTGCTGATGCGCATCGAGGGCTGGGCCTGCTCGATGGCCACCGCCATCGCTTGCGCAGGCGATACGGTCGAGGCATTCGCCAACACCATGTACATGGTCCACCGTGCTTGGGGTTGCGTCTGTGGCAACGTCAAGGCGCTGCGAGATACCGCGGATCTGCTCGACAAGCTGGATGGCCAGCTGATCGCCACCTACGTGGCCAAAACCGGCCAAACCACCGAGGCCATCACCGCCTTGATCGATGGCACCGTGGATGGCACCTGGATGACAGCCGCCGAGGCCAAAGAGCACGGCTTTATCGACGAGGTGCTGGACGGCGAGAACGCCAAGGCCACCGCCCTGCTCGACAAGGCCGCCGCCGCCCAACTCGAGGAGGACGAAGGTGCCAGCCTGCTGCCGACGGCGCTGGTCCCCGACAATCTGCCGATCGCCGAGCAGGCCAAAGCCGAGGCCGCCAAGCTGCTGCCCAGCCCGATTGCCCAGATCCTGGGGACCAACCCGGTGGCCGGGGTGGTGCGGATGCAGGGCAGCTTTATGGCCATCGGCCAGGGCGGCATTCGCGCCACTATCGAGCAGGGCAAGGTGGACGATCCCGAACAGGGCAAGGTGGACGACCCCGAGCAAGGCAAGGTTGACGACCCCGAACAGGGCAAGGTTGACGACCCCGAGCAGGGCAAGGTTGACGACCCTGAGCAGGGCAAGGTTGACGACCCCGAGAAGGGCAAGGTGGACGACCCTGTG